TTGTGGTTGCTTCGGTGATCGTGACACAGGTGGCCTTGGCAGGTAGGAAACCCTAGTGAAGTTCTTGAAAGACCAGCTTGACCAGGTATGGACAATTCTGGGCTTAGGCATCGCTTGGGTCGTACTTGAGGGCACAGCTAAAGACTTTGCCGGCTGGGCCATTCTCATAACAATCACGATCTGGGCAGCAACTTACCCCCTACGAAAGGACTGACCTATGTGGTTAGACATCGCACGCAGAACCCTAGCTGTAATCATCTTGAAGGTCACAGGCATCTTTGTCGGTGGAGCAGTTATCGGTCTTGAGGTAGCTCAGGCAGTTGCTATGGCAGCCTTTGCTGGAATCATAGATGTAGCTCAGGAGCTCTCACGCTCATACCTGGCTGATGGTCAGATTGACGCTGATGAGATCAACAAGTCCTTTGGCAAGATTGCCGAAAAGACTGACAAGAAAAGCTAACCCCTCAGCTTCGAGCGTTCCTCAGCGGTAGTACCACCCCAAATGCCTACCATCCCTGCTGATAGGGCATAGTCCAAGCACCTCACTCTGACCGGACAGTCGTTGCAGACTTCCTTAGCTACGGCAATGAGTTTCTTACGGAGATACAAGTCGGGCTCATCTTCAGGGAAAAAACACTCTGGCAGTTGACTGCACTCAACGCCCCCATTCTCGCTGATCGCGTGTTGCAGCTCAATGTATTTGCGTTCCAGTTGTCTAAATGTCATAGGCCGACACTAGAGTAAAAACACGATAAATAGCAAACCCACGCCGAGAGAGTTAGCGTGGGCTTGCCGACAAGGAAAGAGAGGGAAACCTTGCCAGTTTCTAAGCTACCAACGGAGATAAACGAGTTGCAGGATGCAGTCCTGCTAGGTGACTTTGCCAACGGCTCACCGGAGTGGCACTCACTACGCAATGAACCAGGTGCAGTCGGTGGGTCAGACATCGCTGCTATTGCCGGACTAAGCACTTGGGAATCAGCCATAACTAAGTGGGCTAAAAAGACAGGTCAGATTCCTGATGAAGTAGAACCCAACATGAGCATGAAGCTCGGCACAAAACTTGAGGCACCTATCTTGGAACTGTTTGCCGATGAGCACCCTGAGTTGGAGATCTACGAAACAGGCACTTGGGCCAACAAGACTTACGACTGGGCCAGAGCAAACCTTGACGGACTTTACAAAGACGCTGATGGCAACTGGGGCATCATCGAGGTTAAGTTCTCTCGCGACTACTGGACACAAGTGCCACAGTCTTATCGGGCACAAGTGCTCTGGTACATGAAAGTCTTTGGCATTAGGAGAGCAAAGCTTGTAGCACTTGCAGGATCTAGCTACATGGAGTTTGACATTGAGTGGGATGAGTTTGAGGCAAACACACTTTGGGAGTCTGCCCTTAGATTCCGGCAAGCTTGCCTAGACCTAAAGATGCCTGACTGGGATGGGTCTAACTCAACCCTAGAAACTATCCGAGCACTCAGCCCGAACATCGAGGATGGCGAGGCTGACCTGGATGAGCTTGGGGTGCATTACTTCAACGCTGTCAATGACGCAGAGAAGGCTAACAAGCTACTGACAGACCTCAAGGCTAGAGTTATCAAAGCAATGGAAGGTAAGAAGCGAGGCATCATCTACGGCGAGCACCTGCTTAGTCTTAGATCAAGAGCCGGTGGAGCACCTTACTTGCACCACGAGAAAGCGAAATAAGAGATGGCACAGAACTACAAGGGTCCACTAGATTACATAGATGTTGCAACACGCATAGTCGAGTTTAGAGAGAAGTTTCCTCAAGGCTCACTACAACAGGTCAAGTACGAGTTTGTGGTTGTCAATAACAAGAGCTGGATTGTTTACACCGCTGCTGCTTATCGAGCACCGGATGATGAGCGACCAGGTATCGGTACAGCTTGGGAACCAATCCCAGGACCGACCAACTTTACAAGAGATAGTGAAGTCCAAAACGCTGAAACTGCTGCATGGGGTAGAGCGATGGTTGCTGCCCTAGCTGTTGATACCAAGAAGGGTATTGCCTCATCTGAGGAAGTACGCAATCGGCAGGTCAAGAGTACGGCAACTGCAAAAGACTGGCTGGCAATGTCGGCAGAGTTAGGCAATGACCTTGATGGTTTACGCTTGCTATACAGCGAGGCCAAGACTGGTGGGGCTGAAACAGCAACGCTAGACAAGATCAAGGAAATTGCCAATGGACTATCAGGCTCAAAGGATTCTGCTTCAGTCAATCCTTGAAGTGCAAGAGTGTCTACAACAACAGTTTGACCGAGGTGAACTTGACCTTGTATCACAGCTATGGCAACTACAAAGAGAGAAAGCTAGAAGGCTAAGAGATGGAAATTATTACACCAGGCCACATAGTCCAGGAGCTACAACGCCTGACCAGCGAGATGGACAAGGGAGCTAACGCACTCTACGATGCAGAGTGCAAGATGGCAGATGCTGAGGCTGCTTATGACAAGGCAGTGTCTTTAGCCTTTATCAACAACGCTGGCACTGTGGCAGACCGGCAAGCTGTGGCTAAGTTGCAGTCGGTAGAGGAAAAGCTAAAGGCTGACCTAGCCAAAGCCGAATACAACAGGGTCCGAACCAAGCTAAAAACGCTGTCAGACCAAGCCACAATGATGGCCGTAATCAGCAAAAATGTCGAAATACAGTGGAAACACGCCTAGCTGGTAGCCTACTTGGGTGATTGCCGAAACCTGTAGCTGTGGGGCTAAGTTCAAGACTGACGAGCCTAATCCCATTGTGCTAGTCAGAGAATGGCGAAAGAAACACACTTGCCAAGAGAGTGCAGATGAGTTGCGTGACATTGAAACCACAAGCACCATCGGCTTTAGTGCAGACTACAAAGGCACAGGGCTAGACATCCCTGCTAAAGAGTACAACCCTTGGGGCGATGATGAATAAGAAAAGCTTTCAGAAGTTTCTAGATCGTGACAAGTGTTGCTCACACTGTGGCACTACCGATGACACGCTTATCCCACAGCATCGAGCCAATAGAGGCATGGGTGGCAGTAGAGCCTTAGACAGACCTAGCAACATCATTGTGCTTTGCAGTGCTGCCAACTTTATGCTTGAGTCAAACGCTAGGTTCGCCGAGATGGGCAGGTTATTCGGCTGGAAGCTAGAGCGACACCAGGTTCCAGAGTTTACCCCTGTCTACATGGGTGACGGCTGGTGGCTGTTAGATAACGACTTCAACAGGACACCGGTGCCAAATAACGACATCGAATACTTTTAGGGTGCTAAGGTAAAAACATAACTAAATAAAAAGGCCCCCCTGAGATAACTCAGAAGGGCCGATACCAACAGATCAGTTGTTGGCATCTCTGCAATTATAGTGTGCCAACTCATTAGAGAAAGGCACATTTTATGTTTAACTGGGATAACAAAACACTCGCCGAGGTGCTCACAATGTACGGCGGAAACATCTTTATGGCTGAGATGGATTACCAGGCTATGGGACTCGACAACGGCCAGTGGGTGATGCTGGTCAAAGAGGGCTACGATAACAGAGTCATTAGCCCAACTGTCATGATGCTGATGGCTGAGAGAGCAGCTGCAAGATGAGCATTGAAGCAGTATCCCTAGTCCTAAACAATTCCAGAGCTACCGGCAGAGCCAAGCTTGTGTTGTTGGGCATTGCTAATCACCTGGGAGATCATGGTGCTTGGCCTTCTATCTCTACCCTGGCAAGATACGCAAACGCCTCAGAGCGTTCGGTCAAGCGTGACATCCAAGAACTTGTTGAGCTGGGTGAGCTAAAAGTTGAGCTGCAAAACGCACCCACAAAGACTCAATACAAGACCAACCTTTACTGGATAACGATTAGCTCAGGGGTGACAGATTCAGCATCAGGGGTGACAGACTGGGTAAGCAGGGGTGACAGCTCAGGTAAATCAGGGGTGACACCTGTTGGCACGCAAAACATAATATTAACCATCAAAGAACCATCACTTAAAAGCGACCTTGATTCTTTTGATACATTCTGGAATCTTTACCCTAAAAAGGTAGCCAAAGCTGATGCCCTAAAAGCATGGAAGCAAGTGCTAAAAAAGAAAACCGCTGATGAGATGATTGGCCTCACTAAAGCGTATTCGGAAAGTAAGCTACCCGACATGACCTACATTCCCTACCCAGCATCCTGGCTCAACAAAGGACTCTACGAAGCAGTGGAGAACGATAAACCTGCATCGGCAAGCAAACCTATCTTTGGCAGAATCAAGTGAGTGAGTTCGAGCAGTTAGTCATCGGCTCTGTCCTGCTAACAAACGGCAAGGCACTCGATGACCTGACGCTCACAGGCAAAGACTTTGACGATCTCGGACACGAGAAAATCTACACAACAATGCTTGAGATGAAGCAAGCTCGCCAGCCGATAGATGTCATCACAGTCGGGGCAATGCTGCCTAAGCTTGCCAGCTACCTGCACGACTGCATCACAGCAACCCCAACTGCTGCATCTGTCAGCTACTACGCCGAGCGAGTCATCGAGGAAGTCACCAGGCGAAAGCTTGCTCATGCCGGTCAAGTAATCAACATGAAAGCCCAGCACGAGGACTTGGCAACTGTTATAGATCAAGCCAAGAAAGAGATTGACAACCTAAGTGATCGCAACACAGCAAGCCGACCAAGCTATGTCAGCGATGAGCTCATTCCTTACCTTGACGAGATAGACAAGCCAAAGAATTATCCACTCAGCCCTTGGAAAGACCTCAACGACATTCTTGGGGGATTCCGACCAGGTGCCCTTTACATCATCGGTGCCCGACCTGGTATCGGTAAGACCATAGTCGGTTTGCAGATTGCTTGGGAACTATCGAAGCAAGGACCAGTCAGCTTTCACAGCCTTGAGATGGGAAAGTCAGAGTTGTATAACAGAATCATCTCGATGGAAGCCGAGGTCTACATTGGCAACATTGAGAAGGGCACACTAAAAGATGTTGACTGGGACAAGATTGCAAGAGCTAAGGAAAAGATAACAAGCCACCAGCTCGCCATCCATGACAAGTCAGGACAGAACCTTTTGCAAATTAGAGCTATGGCAAACGGAGTCAAAGCTAACGGCCAGCTCCGAGCAATCGTTGTTGACTACCTTGGCTTGATTCAGGACACAGAAAAGGGCCGAAAGAGATACGAGATGATTACAGACATCTCCATCGGGCTAAAGAACCTTGCTCGCGATCTAGAAGTGCCGGTCATCGCACTAGCCCAGCTCAACCGAGGACCAGAGCAACGCAAGGACTCCAAGCCCGACCTAGCCGACCTGAGAGATTCAGGGGGTATCGAGCAGGATGCAGATGCAGTTATTCTGCTGCACAGAGAGTCAATAGCTGAGGATCAGTTCGAGTGGCAAAAGAGCTGGATGATTATGAAGGTCGCTAAAAACCGACAAGGTGGCTTAGGCGAAGTAGGACTCAAGTTTGAGGGTCACCTGTCCAGAGTTGTCGAAGGCTAAGATTATGGCGTGGATGACAATGTGGCACTGTGTTGCCGATGCGGTGCTACCTGGAAGGTCAACACCCATAAGCGAAAGAGGAAAGACCTCAAGTGCCAGTCCTGCCGGATGCACCGAGCCTTGGTCATCAAGTACGGCTCTGAAAAGTGCATCCCCTGGCAAGGCGAGTTTGACAAGGCGACCCTCACTGTGCCAATCTTT